GCGGTGGCTGGTGCTGCGGTGGCTGGTGCTGCGGTGGCTGGTTGTGCTTTCTTTTTACGAGCTAATTCTTCTTCCTCTTTTTGTTTTCTACGCATCGCAGCTCGCGACATACCGGCTGGTGCTGGTGCTGGTGCTGGTGCTGGTGCTGGTGCTGGTGCTGGTGCTGGTGCTGGTGCTGTTGCGGGTTCTGGCGCTGGTGCTGGTGCTGTTGCGGGTTCTGGCGCTGTTTCAGGTATCGGTAGGTGTACCTGTCTTTGTACCGGTTCTTGTACCGGTTCTTGAACCTGTCTTTGTACCGGTTCTTGAACCTGTATTTGTACCTGTCTTTGAACCTGTCTTTGTACCGGTTTTACCGCTTTTGCCTGAAAAAATAATGATGGAGATACTTTTCGAAAACCAGGAATATTTGTTGACGACGATGATCTAATATTAGTTCCGGTTGCTCTTGCATTTTCCAGTCCTAATTTACGTTGTAATGATACTTCTTCTATAATGCCGTTCATAATTAATTTACTCATTTTGTATTTTTATACGTATTCAGCTTCTTATATATGTATATAATATTATTAATGTGAAGTCTTTGTTGTGTTGTGTTGTTGTTGTATCGTTGGGTTGTTGGGTTGTCGTGGTTGTTCTTCGAAAATGATATAAAAATTATTACATATTATTGTTATATCTGTCTCTGAATGTCTGTTAAATCAAAGGCTATCGGTATCGACTTGGGTACTACATATTCTTGTGTCGGTGTTTGGCAAAATGAACGCGTTGAAATTATTGCGAATGATCAAGGAAACCGCACTACACCATCTTATGTAGCGTTTACTGACTCTGAACGTCTTATTGGTGATGCTGCAAAAAATCAGGTTTCTATGAATCCTGAAAATACAATTTTTGATGCTAAACGCCTTATTGGAAGAAAGATCGATGATACCAGCGTTCAATCCGATATGAAACTCTGGCCTTTTAAGGTTATTTCTAAAGATGAAGGTAAACCTCATGTTCAGGTTAGTTTTAAGGGTGAGGATAAGGTATTTTCTCCTGAGGAAATTTCTGCTATGATCCTTGTAAAAATGAAGGAAATTGCGGAGGCCTATTTGGGTTCTGATGTTACTCATGCGGTTATTACTGTGCCTGCATATTTTAATGATAGTCAGAGACAGGCTACGAAGGACGCGGGCACTATTGCAGGACTAAATGTTATGCGTATTATTAATGAACCTACTGCTGCTGCTATTGCGTATGGTTTGGATAAGAAGGCGAAGGGTGATAGTGAACAGAATATTCTTATTTTTGATTTGGGTGGTGGAACCTTTGATGTTTCCATTTTGACTATCGATGATGGGATTTTTGAGGTAAAGGCGACTGCTGGTGATACTCATTTGGGCGGCGAGGATTTTGATAGTCGGCTTGTTACGTGGTGTATCCAGGAGTTTAAGCGGAAGTATAAAAAGGATCCTTCCGGTAATAATCGTGCTTTGCGACGTTTGCGAACTGCATGTGAGCGCGCGAAACGCACTCTTTCTTCGTCTGCAGAGACTACGATCGAGGTTGATGCTTTGTTTGAAGGAACTGATTTTGCCACTAAAATTACGCGCGCTAAATTTGAGGAGCTTTGTATGGATTTATTTCGAAGCACGATTGAACCGGTTGAGCGGGTTATTCGCGATTCGAAGATTTCGAAGGGAAGTATTCATGAGATCGTCCTTGTCGGTGGGTCAACGCGTATTCCGAAAGTTTGTAGTATGCTTATGGAATATTTTAATGGGAAGGAGCTTAATCGTTCTATTAATCCTGATGAGGCGGTTGCTTATGGTGCTGCGGTACAGGCGGCTATTTTGAGTGGTGACCAGTCTAAGATTACGCAGGATATTCTTCTGCTAGATGTTACTCCTTTGTCGCTTGGTATTGAGACTGCTGGAGGTGTAATGACTAAGCTTATTGAGAGGAATTCGACGATTCCATGTAATAAGAGTCAAGTGTTTTCGACGTATGCTGATAATCAGCCTGGTGTACTTATTCAGGTATTTGAGGGTGAGCGGCAGCTTACGAAGGATAATAATATTCTTGGTAAATTTCAATTGGACGGTATCCCCCCTGCTCCGCGCGGCACTCCGCAGATCGAGGTGGTTTTTGATTTAGATGCAAATGGTGTTTTGAACGTAAATGCAACAGATAAGGCTGGCGGCAAATCCAATAAAATTACGATTACGAATGATAAAGGGCGGCTCTCTAAGGACGATATTGACCGTATGGTTGCTGAGGCGGAGAAGTATAAAGATGAAGACCGTCGTTTGAAGGAGCGTATCGATGCCAGGAATGGATTCGAGAATTATATTTATTCTGTTAAGAGTTCGGCGTCCGATAAGCTTCCTTCTGATTCTTCTGACCGTACTATGATCGATGAGGCATGTAAGAATGCTAGTGAATGGCTTGAGGCTAATAACGATCCGAATATTAGTGCTGATGAATATACTGCTCAACAAAAGAAATTAGAGAATATTGTTGCGCCCATTATTTCCAAACTATATTCTGGTGCTGGCGGTGGTGCTGCTGGGCCTGGCGGTGCTGCTGGTCCTGGCGGTGCTGCTGGTCCTGGCGGTGCTGCTGGTCCTGGCGGTGCTGCTGGTCCCGATATTGAAGAACTTGACTAATGTTCCGCATTCATTCGAATAAATATGTATTAAATAAAATATTCATTATTAATTAGTAATAATATACCTATTAATTAATAATAATAATAATAATAATGATCTTTGATATTTCAGAATGGATACCTGGGAAGTTCCCCATTCCGTTTTTCCAGACTTGGAAATGTGGAAGTAGCGCTCTAACTAATATATCGAATAATTTTGATCAATTACGTTCTGCTGGGTTATCGAGTACAGTTTTTGATTGTGTTCATAGTAATTTACTAGTCAATAATGTTGGGGTTGATTGTGTTCATTATCTGTTTAATGATGATGCATGTCGGGAGTTTTTGGTATCCACATTTCCACCCGATGTTGTTTATGCTTATGATCTGTTAATTCCTTCTGCATTTAGAGCTGACTTGTGGAGGTATTGTATTTTATATATGTTCGGTGGCGTTTATATGGATATCAAATATAAATGGTGCGGTGGCGGTGATGGCGGTGCCATTACAATTCGTAATGTGGTTGATAATTGGTTGATCTCGGGCGGGGGCCATCATAATTCTATGCTTGTCCTTGAACGTGATGCTCCTGGATTATGGCCAGAAGGTCATTTCGGTATTCATAATGCATTTATTATTTCTAAACCCAAAAATCGTTTATTTTTTGAATGTATTCGACAAATCGTTTCGTATTCAAAAAGTAAGATCGTTTATCCTTTGGGGACTGTCGGTAGTGGTTGCCCTACTTTACCGTTATTTATTAGTGGTCCTGGGTTGCTTGGCGATGTTTGGCGTAAAATCATTATTTCTGATCAAGATGAAACGCTCGATAATTATGCAGTAATGGCGCCATTTTTTCGTCTTTTTTATGAAGGAAACGGGGTTATTGGTTATTTATATAATGATACTTACTTCAAATTGTTGCGGGTTTGTGATAATTTTGGTTATAACCCACCGGATCATTATACATTTCTATGGTCTTATGGTATTGTGTGGCGCGAATAATAATAATAATGTTCTTCAACTAAGTAGCTCACTCATGTTATAAATTAATATACCGATTCCCCAGAAAAGGAGACCTAATGCTGCATAAACTAATTTATGGCTTCCTGTTATACCTATTAATTCATACATCATTATACATTTTAAAAAATATGGAAAAAATCCCCAGAATATACCTAAAAACATATATACACCGATCACTATAAGTTTTGTCGGTTCAAATAATAACATTAGTTGGTATGTAATAAAACATAATATGTGAACTGGGTATCTAATTATTAATGTCCATATTATCTTAAACCATATAGCTGGCGCTTTTAAGTATATTTTTTTAATTAGTTTTGACAATAATTCTGATGTTGGCTCTTCTTCAAAGTTTTCATGTTCATCGATCGTTGCACTTTCTTGTCCTACTGCCATGTCGGCCGACTGACCTTCTTGTGGTGTTTGGGGTTGTGTTTGGGGTTGTGGTTGGGGTTGTGGTTGGGGTGGGTCTTTCGCGGCTGGGGGCGTTGATGATGTGGAAGAGTCTTTCGCGGCAGCGGGTTCCGACATATTATTTATATTATATTATTCGTTATATTATATTTGTCTTATATCCTATGAATATTGCTACTACATATAAGCAAAGACTAATTACTATTGCAACGAATCGCGGTAAGCATCCTAAACCTACTTTCTTATAAATATTTTTACATATTGTGTCGTTTGGTGCAAATCCAAAAAATGCTGAACATATAAGTACGATTGCTATTATTATTCTTACTAGTAATGCTGGGTATGATTCCAATAAACATATCGGCGCAATTATTAATATTACGACGATAATTAATACTATCTTCTTGTTAAAAAAGCTTTTTATCTTTTTTTCTGCTTCCTCTGGCGTTGTTGTTATTATATTCATTTGTTCCTTCTTTATTCTTCTTTATTTATTAGATAATAAATATATAATATATCTTATTGTATTCATATATTAAAGTATAATAATTTCGTTCACTTCGTTATCTTCGTTATCTTCGTTCACTTCGTTATCTTCGTTATCTTCGTTATCTTCGTATGTCTCGTTACGATTCCAGCCAAGGAGGCGGTGTCTATCCCGACAACAATAGAATCGATACTAATGTTTCTAATTATTCCATTACTGAATTATTAGAATTAATCGGTTTAGGTAATCGCGCTGAGATCAATACCGGTGAGGTTTATCCGGTTATTAACTCGTTAATTTCCAAATATAAAGATATCGATATAAGATTATCGCAATTTTTTAATGATGTGCGTGACCGAATATTACTTGAATTAGGTGGTGGTGATGATAGCGACGGCGAGGGATATGACGAGGGCGGTGACGGCGAGGGAAATGACGGTGATGTGGTAGAAGGACTAGCTACTCGAAGTGGCGTTGACCGTGGAGGTAATAATAATAAAAATGGAATGTTTACCGGTGGTACTGCAGAAATTGCTAATGGTGGAGGCGGTGATGATTATAATATGGGTGGTGTAGCTGACGGGGATTATGGTGATGACGACGGTGGTGGCGGTGAGGGTGGCGGTGAGGGCGGCGGTGAGGGCGGCGATGATATTATGGGGTTACGCCGCGATATTAAACGTGGGCTAGTTTCCGGTAAACAGCAATTGATGTGGGAGCGTAATCAGTACCTTGATGATGATGATGAGGGGCGTGGCGGTGGTGGCGGTGGTGGCGGCGGTAGTGGCGGTATTAAAACTACACCATATGTTAATCGTAATAATAAGGTTAAGATTTTTCAAGATGAAAACGGACATTATCAGATGAAGCAAAAGAAAATTGGAATTTCCAATTCATATAGTGTCCCCCTTGCACAAGGGACGACTAACCCAATCCTTCGTAATACCATGACCCGCATTATTAATATTGATAGTCAATTTCGACAAACTGCATTTCCATATACCACCGATCCTACATCACCAACTTCTGCTACTGCGTTTACGGTTGTTTTGTCTGAACCTCTTACGAATGTTACTTCTTTGCGCTTGAATTCTATTAATATTCCGTATACGTGGTATTCCGTTGATTCTGCTATGGGGAATAATATTATGTATATCGACATGAATACCGGTGTAAATGGTGTTCATACAATCGTAGTACCTAATGGGAATTATATGCCTGCTTCGTTGGTTGCTGCTGTTTCTCGTCAGATTACGATTAATAGTTATTTGGTCGGTAAGATTGATATTTCATATAATGTAACAAATGGTGTTTGTTTTTTGTTTAATTATACTACGAAAATTATTTCTTTTACCTTTTATGATGCTGCTATGATCTATTCAGGTAAAGCTGCTGGGTCATGTCGACAGTCTACTAAATTGAATAGCAGTTTGGGTTGGTTACTCGGATTTAGAAATAGTAATTTTTATGATGATGTACCTATTGCTGGTTCTGGGCTGCCTACTGGATATAATACTACTTTGAATACGTTTGAGACGTATGGTATGGTGTATATGGCGCGCGGAGTTACCGATAATATGGTTAATCGTGCAAAATCTGTTATTGATGGTGGTGAAGGAATTTCGCTTGTCGACCAAGTGAATCAACTTATTAATGGTTTATATAGTGATAATATTCCGACGAATGATTCTTCGAATGGTCTCGGCTGGCTGCGTGGTGAAGCTATTGTTGATTGTTATGGTCCGCAGTATTTTTTGTTGATTATTGATGATTTTAATCATAGTCGTGTAAATAGTGGCGTTGTTGGTATTGGTGAAGTTACTACTTCATTACCTCGACCCGCATATTATAATTCGGATTTACCTGCTATGTGCGAACCCGATAAAAGCGATATTAATGGTGTTAAAAAGAAGACGCTTTATATTCCGTCTGTTCCGCGGACTTTGACTTTTTCGCAATTGTATACACTCAATCAAATTACTTCTAACCGGGTTGCCACTACGAAGAATCGTGAAATGGGGCCAAAGACCTCCGATGTTTTTGCGGTTATTCCTTTGCGCGGAACTGCCGGTTTTAGCATCGGCCAACATTTTATTGATTCTGGGCCTGCGTTGTTGTCTAATCAGCGCTCGTATTTTGGACCGGTTGTTATTAATAAGTTGCGGATTACATTACGCGATGATAAAGGCTATATTGTTAATCTGCATGGGAATGATTGGTCGTTTTCTTTGGTGACTGAAGAGCTTTATGAGTTTTAAGGGAAAGGGGGGGGCCCCTTTAGAACCCCCTATTCGGGCTGGAGATGGAGGTATGGTGATGATGGCGGTGGTGATGGCGGTGGTGATGGCGGTGGTGATGGCGGTGGTTGTTATTTTATATTATTGGTTATATATATAAATATATATAATCGTCATTATGGCTACTAGGAAAAAAATAGTGCTTCGTCGTCAGCGACGTTCTGCTCTTAACCGGCGTAAACGTCAAACTGGAAAACGCATTTATCGTCGCAAGGTTATGAGGGGAGGAGAACCCCAAATTACATATGGTGATTTAAAGAAACTTTTAAATTATAAACTATTTGGAGCAGATATTCCGTTTTTTACTAGTGTAAAGTCTGATCTTAAAACCAAAGCCAAGATCGATATTGATGATACTCTAGATGAAACAACACCAATAACAATAGACACATTATCAAAACAAATTCTTCCTGTTTTTAAAGATAAGATTATTGAGAAAATACCTAATAAGGAGAACCAGGAAACGGTTAGACGTTTATTGGATCAATTATTTGGATTATTAACAACACCACCCAAGACTCCCGAGGAAATGACTAATAAACTTAATGAGTTAATTAATCAAATAGTCGAATTGACACCACTACCGATTCCTTCGAGTATTATTACTTCGGCTTCTTCAAGTATTATAGTGCCAAAATTAGTAAAAGTTGTATTTGCTGCAACGACCGTTACGACTAGCGATCAAATTTCGAGTCCTGCTGCTTCTCTTTCTGCTTTTAGTGGTGGTACTGCTTCTGCTGCTGCTCCTTATAATCTTGATCTTTCTTAATTATAGTTTCATTTCTCTTATTTGTTGTTATTACTATTATTTTGCTTACTTGCGTAATAATTTTAATATCTAATTTAGAAATATATTTTGCATAACTAGTTATAAATTGTGGGGTGGGGTGTTATTTTGTTATTTTGTTATTCTAATAATAAAATAATTACATATATATATATATTATCGTTATATGTCTGGTTTTATCAATTCTTTGTTTGGGGCTTCGTCGTCCTCGTCGAAGGGAGATGAGGCTCCTGTGGCTGCGGCTGCCGGTGAGGGCGTTGCCGGTGCTACCGTTGGTGGTAGTCGCGGTGGT